ACCATCAATGTCTACAACATCTAAGTTCGTTACACCATCAATGTCTACGTTACCTGATATATCTAAAGATGTACCTGTCAGTACTCCTGTAACACCTAGTGTACCTGTTACTGTAGCATTCTCATCTACATCAAGAGTATCAATGTGTGCTGTACCATTTATGAATATGTCACGCCACTCTTGTCCTGACGAACCTAAGTCAAACGACCCAGCAACACCATTAGGAATAATGCTAGAGTTTACGTCTGCACCAAAGACAACATTATCTGTAACCGCATCACCAAGAGTAATTGTACCACCATTAAAGGTAGTAGTACCTGTTACTGTAGCATCACCTGCAACTGTAAGGTTACCACCTACAAGTAAATTACCAGATACATCTAGTATACCATTCATGTCAATGGTAGTAGCTGCAATTTGTATTTCTGTATCAGCTACAATGTCTAGCTGCCCATCGGCACTAGAGTTAATAAATATAGCAGTGTCACGAAACTGTATCTTCTCATTGGTAGCAATAAGTACATCATCAGAAAACTCAAAGTAGTCTTCATCTTCCATCCACTTTAATGTACCGTCATTACTACCACCATTAAAGACAATAGATACGTCACCTTGATTTGTACCAATGGTAAGAACATCTGTTGCAGCTAAAGTAATAGGTCCACCTTCTCCAGCAGTACCATCGTGTGTGTGTCCAGTGTTGGCGGCAAATGCAGCTAGAAGCTGGTCAAACTCATTGTTAAACAAGTCTGCTGTAATGACATCGCCATCAGTAAAGTTTGATTGTCTTGTGTATGTAGCGCCCATTTAACGTCTTGCTCCTAATTGATACTCTAACTGAAAACCTTTAAGTGAGTATGGTGCAGATTCACCACCATCATTTATTCTTAATACAACAGAAAAACCTGAACCTTCTACGGATTGTCTTATAAGAGGCTGAGAAGGTCCACCAAAAACAAACCTGACATCACCACCTGCAGTACTAAATGTTGCAGTACCAAACTGTGCAGCTACTTCAGATGAGTCTAGTATGTACGGTGCAGGTCTGGTTGAGTCAGAGTTTTCATTGTCATACCTTACTAATAACTGCGCAGTAATAGCTGACTCTGGTTTGTAGTTAACAATAACCCGTTGCATGTGTTTACGAATACCAGTATCACCAAACGACAAGTCAGAACTTCTATACTTACCTAGTACAGGAGTGCCATCAAAAGTATCTCCCTTTTCTTGCCGTTGTATAAATCCACTGGAGTCACCATGTAGTACAATTACATCTCCTGCATTTACAAGAGTATCTGTGGCAGTAGGTTTTATTCCCCGTATCTCAGAAAACTCAAAACCATCTGCCTTCATAACACAAGTAATACCTCTTGTAATACCTTCTGCCTGTCCGTCCTTAGTAAAAAATATTCTATACTGTGTTTTGTCAGTTATAACTACACTTTCAAATCTTGCTGAGTCTCTAATGTTTGCATCAAATATAGACTGTACGTTTTTACTAATTGTACCAAGTTCTGTATCGCCAATCTTTGAAGTAGCAGCTACTGTTCTTAAACCGTCAGGACCAAGGAACACTAAGTCACCTGCAAATTCCTGTATAGTATCTCCGTTAATACAACCAATACGTCTAGTAACTGGCGTAACGGCAAAAGTAGAAGAGCTAACACCTGTAAGTTTAAATATTCTATTCTCACAAAATATAAATAGACTGTCTCGAAATACTTTAAGTCCTGTAATAGTATCGTCTACTTTTATACTTCCTGCAGGTTGTGTTGCACTGGCACTAAAGCCATCTTCATTAAAACCTTCACTAAATACTAGTTCTTGCGGAGTAGTAGACTTACCTGCAAAAAACATATGGTCTTTAAAGGAAGCTATAAACTTAGAACCTGCAACTGCAGCGTTACTAATATCTACTGCATTAAAAGAACTATCAAATACTACAGGTGCATTAGTTTCATCTACAAATAAAATCTTATCTGTTCCGTTATAATTAAATCTTTCAAACCTGTACTTGTTTGCGTTAGTTCTACCCGTGTCAATCTGTGTCCATGTGCTAGAAACTGTTATGCCACCAAGTTGAAGCGCAGCACCTGTACCAGACGTTGCCCTAGTTACACCTGTAAATTCATTAGGTTTTACAGTAGCGCTAATTCCTGTGTATGTAAATATCTCATCATTAATTTGCAATGTACCACTAGCAGTAAACCCAGCTACGGAAATAACTTTAATTACACCAGCGCCTGTCATGCTTTCGTTTAATGCTATAGCAACACTTAACTCAGTAGAACCTGCGTTAAATATTTTCTCGCCCCTACAAGCTACTACTTTATTTGCAAAGTTAGCTACACCAATAATTTTTTCAGAAGAGCTAGAAGTTTCAGGTACTATTTGATTGACAAACTTACGAAAGCCATTCATTCTCCTGTAGCCACCTTCAACGTCAGGCTCAAAGTTTTCTAGTACTAAAGCCTCACCCGGTTTCATTAAGAAACTAGAACGGTTTAATACTAGTCCACCTTCACAGTTAAATGCGGCTGGTTGTACCTGCGAAATATCTGGCATTAAAAAGTAATTCCAACATTATATCTACTTGGTCTACTTATCATAGTTGACCTAACATACTCATATTTGTTTATAAGTAAACTCTGCATATTTTTAATACCATCTTCAAACCTATCAAAGTTTAACTGGTACTGTTGCATCTCACCACGATACTGATATACAAATGCCGTAGCACCGTCTACAATTACAGGAAGAAATCTATCTGGTATTGTAGTTATATCTCCGTGTGCAGTTAAATCATCTGGAAATGTAAAGAAGTCAAATGCCAATGTATATTGTTTATCGGGTAAAGGATAAAGTAAATAGTTATTATCTAGTGTACGTACTATAAACTGTGGTACTCCACCATTAGTAAAAGAAGCTACCTGTACGCCTGATGCATGTGCAGCGGCTGTAGTATCATTGGAACCTCTAGTACACCCTGTAAAGGTAGTAGATGTAAGCCCTGCGTATATTACTTGTTCACCTAATATAAAAAGAACTCCTGTAGTTGCAAAGCCCGTAGTACTTGCGACAGTAATTGTAGTTGCGCTATCCGTTAGATTACCGTTAAGTGTAGTTGCATCTACTTCATCTTCTTGGTTGGCAAACTCTTTATTTATGTATTCGTTATAATCTAACTTTGCAAGGTTTCCACCTGATGTACTAAGATCAGTGTTTCTTTTTATTCTAGCTGTATTGTAGTCAATATGTTTTGTACTAGCAGGAACAGTATACCTTGAAGTACCGGGAACTAATACGGAATTATTACTTGCGTGGTTAAATGGATAACCAAACTCTTTTTGATTGATGTGTCGTATAGCTTCGTTAACGGCATTTTTACATTGTACTTGTACACCCCTAGCATCTACAAAGTTAGACGCAGTAAGTGTTACCTCATTCATACGTGTAATAACATCGTTTGCTAATGTAAGAAATGTAAGTGCCATTATGTTTCCTTAAAATGCAGCAATGGGGCCAGCACAAAGCCAGCCCCAAAGTTTAGTGTAGTGTTACAGCAAATCACGCTGGGCTGAAGCAGCCTCAGTCATTGCGGCAGAAATATCTGCAACTACTGCATAGACACGTAAGCGTCCAGTTGCAGCGGCAGCACCAGCGATAACAACATCAATGGTATCTGCAGCACCAACAACAGCAAGTGCTTCAGCAGCAAAAGTAGATGCAGCACCTGTGTTTACGATGTTAGCTTCGCCATTACTACCTTTTACAAGGTAAGTACCAGCAGCAGCATCCAAAGCAGCACCGTCAACGATGTCATCTCCAGCGCCGAAGTCAATATTACAAGTACAACTTGCAGTAAAGGACTTCATAATTTCTGCACCAGCAGCAACAATTACTGATTCAGCAGGAATTTCTAACAACTGAAAAATGTCACCATTAGCAATAGTAGCACCTGCAGTAATCATAGCATCAATATCTAAGATTGCCTCAATAGTGCGTACCGTGTTACCAACATTAGTTGGAACAGCAAGAACGTTTGCGCCAACACCAGCAGTATC